TCATAACGCGCTCGCACAGTCGCAGCATCTCGTCATCGACCTGCGATTTGTTTTTCTCGTAGCTGGGCCACATGACACGCGATGCGCTGCCCCAACGATTAGCCAGGGCACGACCGAGAGCGTTGCTTGATTTGCGGCCTGCGATGTCATACGTCTGGTTGGCGATACCCGACCACACCAGGCGGAACGTGCCGACATTGACGGTGTTGCCTCTGAACTCTTTGACGCGCCGCGTACTGATCTTGGCGACCAGCAACTTCTGTGCGACGCTCTGCTTCCATCCGCCCTCGCCAATTATCTCGTGACCAGATTTGGTTTTCCATTTACGATTCAAACCCGACAGCGGTGCATCGCTCGGTATGACCGATTTGGCGTCATCAATCACAGACTTGACAATTTGCTTGTAATCCTTGGTGATTTCACGACGCAACGACTTGTCAATCTTGTTGAGCTCCTTGAGGGCATTCTTGATGCCGTACACCTCGAGTTGCGTGTCAACGGGCATGTCGGTTTGCTTTCTCTGAGAGGAACTGCACGGTGCGTAAATCCTCCAACTCGAACGGTACGTCTGGCGGCCAAAATCCGGTGGCGAGCAGCAAATCTGCTAGCTGGCGCCGGTAACTGCCGCTTCCGTAGGGTTTACCTGTATCGGCTGCACCTCGATCAGCTCATCCAACGCATCCTCAAACTCTGCCCAACTGCGATTCTCTTTGCCCAGCTTGGTCAACTTGTACCAAAACAGCCAACCGTAATCATCAAGGCGTTCGCGCGTCACAAGGTTCTTGCTGCTCGTGCCGTGCGCAGTCTCCCACGCACACACGGTGCCAAGATTCGTCGTGACAGTCTCTGTCACGATTTGCCCCGATGGCTGTGCATACGCCATCGTGATCTTTAGTTTCATGGCGTCGTGTCTTCGACGAGCGTGCCACCAGTGATGGTCAGCTCACATTCCTGGAGCTCACCAACCGAGGCATTCACGACATCCACGCTTTCCAAATACCCGCCAGTTACCTGATACTCCACGTTGTCCGTGCTGATAGCGCCAGTGCTGCGACGAGCAGCGACGTAGCAGCGCGTGCCCACCAGGGCAGCAAACGCATTGATAGCGGCGTTGCTGACCAGCAAGGTTGCCGTGACTTCAACATTGGTGAGTCCACCGACGAACTGGCGACCTGTGTCGCCCATCGACGACTGGTCGAGCGCCTCGCGGCTCTTGACGACGCTGACGCTGATCACCTGGTCGGTGTACGCAGTGCCTGGCGACGTTGCGCCAATTGCGAAATACGCTGGGCCGAGAATCGTGGTTGCAACTGCCATGTGACGTGACTCCTTGAAGTGGAGGCTCGCTGCAAGCCAATCCGCAGTCTAGTAGCCCTAGGGGCTTACTTTGGTGCGTATGGTGAGCTCGTAGGCGCTGTAATCCATGCCGCCATAACTGACCGTTGTTGGGCGTGCCGCTGTCAGCCCAATTTTGGCTTCGCGCACCAGGTCGGCTGTGTCGAGCAGCGTGTCCATCGTTCGGTTGTCTCCGATGCCCGGTGCAATAATTACGATGCGAAATTCCATGTCTGCGTTGACGTTGGTGTTCAACGAAATGGTCGGTGCCTCGACCAGGGCGCACGGTGGGTTGAGTGTGCGCGGATCATCAAACACTTTTAGCCCTGTGATGGCCTGCAGCGTGCTTACGAGCTGGTCGTAGCCAGTTTTGAACAGCTGGTCGGGCATCAGGCGACCTGCGGTTTATTCACACCGAGCAGGCGCATGATTTGACCAAAATTGCCTGCCACCGGGCCGCCGACAGCCAGCGGATCAAACGACGCTAAGCCCTCGACACTGCCCTTCTCGCGGTACAGCACAGCTGCGTACATCGTGGTGCCCAGCTTGACATCGAGCCCCGGCACGGTGCTCGGTGAATCCCAATAGCCCGATTCCTGACGCCTACGGAATGCGAATGCGTTGGCTGCACCGACCGCCATGACCATGATGTCGTAATCGGCGCTGGGGCTCGTAAACGTGTACCCGAGGTAATCCTCAAGGTCGCCCTGGGCAATCCACGTGCACGTAACCGAGTACGTGAGGCTGCCTGACGCAGCTGCACGCTCTTGGTTGTCTGCCGTGAGCGCAAATTGAATTTGATTGGGGATGATGCGCGCCGTGTCGTAGGTGTAGTCACCTTGCTCGGTCACGCCGGTGAAGTAATACTCGGGCAACGCTCGAATGACGTGCGTGCCGTTGAAACCAGTCAGCCCGGTAATCGTGACAGATTGCCCAACCTCAAATTCGGGTTGTTGCAAGACCTGTACCGTGGCGACGTTATCCAGTACCTGGGAGTGGGTAATGGTGTACGTCGCCACGGCGTAGTCGCTTGGAGGAGGCGAACTAGGTGTTAGGCGATTTCAACGAACTTGCTGGCGTCGAGCATCAAGGTTGCGAGGTATCCGCGGAACTTGATGATGCGTGACAGCGAGCCATCGGTTGCTTCGACCTGGACTGCGCCCTTTTGCTGTTCGTAGATCTCGAATCCGTCTGCCGCGCCGATTGCGAGGAAGTCGCTTTCGTACGGGCACACGACGACCGAGAGGCCGAAGGCGTTGGCGTTGAGCGTGCCAGGTGAGACGTTGCCGAATGCGTTCATCGGGCCGACCTGTGGGAACAGTGGGCGATCAGCGGTGTCGCTGAGCTGACCCAATGCACCCCAGAACGATGGCGACACGAACATGTGCGTCGGCAGGTGCGTGCTGGCGTTGAGGATGGTCTGCGATGCGCCGTAGATCCACTCGGCCCACAATGCCGGGTCGGTGGTGTCAAATGCGGCGCGAGTCGTGGTGATGCCAGCCTTGAGAGCAGCTTCGACTGCATCCTCGGTCTGCTTGCCGTACTCGCGTGCCATGTCGTCAATGAGCGCGCTCAAGACTTGCGGTTCGCTCCAGTCGATGTCCTCTTCGGACAGCTTGACGTAGCCACCGTAGACAGACTTGGTGACGTTTTCCTTGGCGACAACGAACGTGCCTGCATCAAGCGGCTGGTTTTCGCCGTTGCTGGCACCGATCGTGGTGTGCGTCGTGACCTTCGGGCGCGAGAACACTTTGCCGCCACCCGGCATTGCGCGAGCACCGATTGCGTCGATGACAGGGCGACGACCGATCAGGTTGTTGTAGACCGGGCCGAGAATCGGCGTCGGCAACAGACCAGGCGTGTCGGTCGTAACGACATCGGGCGCTGCGGCCTTCAAATTGGCAAGGAACTCTGCCGCCACTGCGCCACCCTGGCACAGTTTGCTGATGTATTCGCCTGCGGTCGGCATGACGAAATCTTTCTTGGCTGCAGCCCACACTGGTGCGGCTGGTGCAGCGGCTGGAACTTCAGCGACTGCTGCGGCGGTTTCGATCTTGTCGGTCATTGGTTGTAGCTCCTCTGTCGGTTTTGCTTCGGTCGCTGCAACCTCTGTAATCGTAGCACCGCGGAATGCCGGTGCGGTGACTAGCGACAACTCTACCCAGTCGCCACGGCTGATCACCATGACGCCCTGGTCGTTGAAGCTGTAGTCAACCGGATTGACGCCCACCGAAACGGCATCCACGGCACCATCTTTGATGAGCTCGAGCATGTCGTTGCCCTCTGACGTGGCACTGATTCGGGCCGTGAACAGCATGCCCTTTTCGGAATCCACACGCCCGGTGACGACGCCAACTGGGGCCGTATCGTCGTGATACTTGAGCAGTTTCGGGTTCTTGCCGCTGGTTGCCAGACTGCCGCGCTCAAACATGACGCGAGTGCCATCCGAAACGGTCGCCTCGGTATTCCACGGCACTGCGACACCCGAAATGGTGCGTGGCGATTCGCCTTCCTCAGCGATGATGAACGTGTCGGTGGCGGTCAGCTTGATCATGTGTCCTCAATTTCTCGAGTGGGTTGCGCCGGAGTCGGTGCAGCGTTGTCCGACCCCGGCACACTATTTGCTTCCTCCAGGTAATACTCTACGTCAAGGTAGATGTAGCGACCGCGCGGTGTCACGTTGTTCATTGACAGCGTTGACTCGATGCAATCAATGTACGGTTTTGCGCCGAACAGGTACAGGTCTTGGCGTGCTTGCAATGCGTTTTGGTACGTCATGCCGCCGCCGGTCGGTGCGCCGACCAGGTATGGCGGAATGTTGGCAAGACGCGACATCTCAAGCGCCTGGTACGTGCGTGCCTCGGTCAATTGCAGCTTGCTCGGATCCATGTACGACTCTTTCCAGTCGACGTACTGGTTGAGCGCGGCAATGGCGTTGTTGTTTCGTGCAGCTGCGAAGCCTGCAGCCAGTTCGCTCAATTCCTCGGCGCTCAACGGCTCGCCTTCGGTCTGCTTGAGCACACCGGCTGGCGTTTGATTGCGTGCGAAGCGCTCGGCGCTCGTGTCGAGATTGATGTTGGTGCGGATTGAGCGTGCGCCTGCGCTCAACACGCCTTGAATCGGTGACAGGAACTGCACTACGTCATTGGGGTTGAGCAGTGTGCCGTTGAAATACACCTCTTTAGAAACGCCGAAGTAGATCGGGCCTGCCTGGTCACGTGTTTGCACGTTGCTGGCAGGAATCCACGTGAATGTTGCTGGGAATCCGTTGCCGAATCGGCTGGTGACTACCCAGAATGCGCGACCGTAAAAGAATAGGTCGTCAGCAGTCCAGCTCAGAATGAAATTGCGCGTCACGTTGGGGTCGGGCTGATGGAACCACGTGTCGTCGGGCAGCTCGACATCCTCGTAATCGTCGTCAATCCACTGTTTCGTGTATTGGTGAATGGGCAGGCAGCCGATCATGCCGCAGATCAGGTCGCGTGCGCGGCTGATGGTCGGTATCTGGATGGCCTGTGACCGTGTGAAGTCCACGGTGTAGGTCATGAAGTTGCCGACGTATGGGTCGCCTGCAGCCCCGGCAGCGCCGATGCGCGCCTGCGTGTGATTGGGTGTGCCGCGCTTCAAGCTGAATAGTGATGCCATGGCTCGTCAGTCTAGGCGCTCGATGCAATGACAGGTCGATTGACCATCGGGCGCGGTCGAGCAGACAATCCGACAGCCCACACCAAGCATCGAGCCAACTCAATCGGCCCGGCTGACTTCGTGGAGCTCAACGCAATGCTGCCAGGCGTCTTGACCGCGACAGCACGACCGACATGCTCAGCCAACATCGTTTCGCCGGTGTGATTGACGCGGCCCTCGTTGATCAGCTGACGCACCATTGATGTGTAGCGCGTGATTTCTTGGTAGCCGACGATGACGCGACGCCTGGCTAGATCAGTCGGGCAATTCGTGTCCAGTGTTGGCGTGATTGCAACAGTCAGATTCGGATTGTCGCGCATCTGAATTCTGATGTGCTCCCACACCTGGGTGATTGTCTCGCACATGAACGCGACAGTCGCAGTCAGCATCCCAGCAGAGTTCGCGTTGCAACGCACCGCCACGTAGCGCCCATCCTCCATCGCCACCTCGACCGCGAGCACGCCACCGGGCATTGGCGGCTTGTCGGTTGCGTGCGATTCCCATTTGCCTGGCGGCAGCCACGAGATTTCGGACTGTACCCATAGGTTGACACTTGAGCGTAGGAAGCCTGCACGATTCGGAGACTTTGACTCTTGCTGAATGGTGCGTATGTCAAGCGTGTGTCCGAGTGCCGGGTTGGCGTACTCCCACGCGGCCTCGCTCATGGGTTCGATGTCTGGCGGTGGCGAGTATTCAGCCAGGTAGATGCCGGTGCTCTTGCCTTCATCGATTGCGCGTAAGCCTTGCTCACGCCAACGCAACATGGCGACCGATTCCTCGGTGCCTGCCGTTGACCACATTGAGCACAGCGGATTGGGTCGTGCACGCTGTGTAGGCAGCAGGCCGATGTCAAGTGTCTCCGAGTCAATGCCGAATACTTCGTCAGCGAGAATCAAATCGACGCTCATGCCGTGACCGGCGCTCGGGCGAGCGGCTTTGACGTGCCATGCGCTGTCGCCAATCTTGATGCTGTTACGACCGTAAGCCCATACCGCTTTGACATCAAACTTCGCCTCAAGTATCGGCGCCAAGTCTTGAAACAGTGCAGTCGCCAGATCGAGCCGGTGCGCGGTGGTCAGAATCGTTTGCGGCCCTGCATGCCTCGAGTAATCAGTCAGCCACCAACCGAGCAGCGCCTTGAGTGCAACCGTCTTGCCGTTTTGTCGGGCGACACTGACGAGAGACAGGGGGTTGCACCATCGACCTTCGGCGTTGACGCTGAGCTGACCGTTCAGCACGTGCAGTTGCCAGGGCATGAGCTCCACTCCGAGTACACGCTTAGCCCATTGGGCCACTTCGGGCCCATGTGATCCAACGGCATCCGAGATGATCGTTTCAATGCGCGGCAGGTCATGACCTTTTCCTTTTCGCTCGGGGCTTTTCCTTTTGGATAAAGAAAGAGATGGGCGCGGGGTCGTTTGCTTTGTAATTTCAAAAAACTCTGATGCCTTTTTCGTTTTGCGTTTCGGTTGAGTGCGTTTCGGTCGGGGTGTGCCGGTTGCGTCTGCTCGAGCGACTTGGCGTGCGCGTGCTTTGCTTGCTTTGTAGTTGGCTCCTCTACGCCCGTTGCACTCGAGACATGCAGGCACCAAGTTGTCTAGCTCGTCGCTTCCACCTCGGTCATGCTCGATGAGATGATCCGCCGTGGTGGCCTGGCGTTTCTTGCACCAGTGGCACCAAGGTTTGTCTCTGAGTAATGTCGCCCTGTTTTTTAGGTATGCCTTAGTTGACCGTGACCGGCCATTTTTACTTGGCATCGAACAATCTCATCTGACTATCAATTTTTGTGACATCCACGAAATCACCTGAATCAAATCCTTTGCGAGTATGGCAATTGTGACATGTCAATACGCATTTCGTCATTTCTGTTATCAGCCGATGTGGAGTTGACCAACGACCAATTGCCTTGGCAATGGTGATGTGTTTGGTTGTGCGATCAACGTGGTCAAATGCGAATTCCATGTAATTGTGAATTGTCACATACTTTTCACGACCATCGTTGAATTGCGGATGGTAACTGCACCTGCCTCGACGCAGTTTTTCTTGAATCACAAGCAGCAAATCACGCTGATACCACGTGCCGCCTTTTTTGGTTGGTTTAGTCATGTGGTTTTTACTGGCGCCTCTCGCTTCGCTCGAGTTGCCCTGGACGCATTGCGTTGAGTCTCATCACATCCTAGGCGAGGTAGGGGTAGGGGGGGTTGTTTGCGGTATGTGTTCGGTATGTCTAACCCGAGTGTTGCTCGAGTGTGTGTCTCTGGGCGTAGTGCCCCCGGGCTCCATCCCGACCGTTGGGTAAGCACGGTTCACACTCGCCACGCAATGGATCTGTTTGCATGGACTGACACGCCCTTCTGATGGGCTAACTGATGATGATGAGTCACCGAGGATTTGCACCTACATCAGGTCACGCGGCCTGAACGCACCAATGCGATTGGTTTACTTCAGTTTTTCCAAGCTGTTATTACTTGCGATGCCTCGCCCTTGGTCAGCTCCTCAAGCACGAGCAGGTCACGCCCAATCACCTCTGACACGGCTTTGATGACGCCTGCCCCGGCTGGGATGTTGTTTGTTCGTGCCAATGCCCGAATCATGCCGACCTGTTTAGCAGATGCCACCGCCTTTGGGTCACGGATGTTGACCACGTTGTTTTTTTGCGGTTTGTCATCGAATGGATCGGGGATTGGGCTGCCATCGTCGTACGTGGCTGTTTCGGTCTTAACTTCGACTGCTGGCTGGCGCGCTAGCACCTCTTGTTTGCTTGCCATCTTGTTGTCTATGCCGAATCCCATCATGCCCAGGGCACGCCCGAGGGCCGATGTCGAGGCGTTCATCTGCTCGGAGTCGCGTGTGTATGGCGTAGTGCCTGGGAACGGCTCCCAGCAGAATGCGATGCACGGCAGTTGATCATCTTTGTCGCGCCACACGGTGCAGCGAATCTCGATGTAGAGCTTGTTGCCTATCTCGCGGAATACCGGCTGGGATTCTTGCACACGCAGGTCTGGGTACTTTTGTAGCGCCATGCGTAGTCGAGTAGGTACATCCACGTAGTTGTCAAGGTTGAAGCTCATTTGTCCTCCACGAGTTTGATTAGGTTGATCCACTCGTATGCAGGCATGCAGGCAATCCAATCTGCGACATCGGTTTTGCCTGGGCGTTTGAGAATGATCACGCCTGTGAATGCGTCGGCGTTTTGTATTTGTCTGCGTAGCTGGTTGAAATAATTCTCGAAGCTATGTGTTTTGCGGTCTTTGACCTCGATGATGATGCCTGGCAGGCCATCAATGTCGCCTCGGTCGTCTTGCCGACCGGCTTGCACTCGATCAGCCTTGACGCCGAATGTGCGTAGCCATTTGACCACGGCACGCTCAGCTGCATGCCCCTTGCGTTTCTGTGGGCTCGTCATTTGTCAATCCACATGTCGCCAACGATGTGCAATGGGGCATCGACAAGATTGTCTTTGGCATCGACCATGTGCAGACAGTTCAAATAGCCGATTGCGTCAATCAGTGAATCCTCGTGCAGTTTCTCGCGGTCCAGTGATGTCATCAGCCTGGCAAGTTTGACCGCAACCATGAACATGATGGCCTCTTGCACCGTCAGGTTGTGTTTGAAATTGGTAAGCACACCAAAAATGCGTCGCACCATCGTGTAGTCATCCCAAGGATGTCCGTATTGGGCCATACGGTCACCATTCTTGGTGAGTTGCCATGCTCGATAGGCGGCATCGCCCGGGTCTACCCTGTTGCTGCTCATTTTGACCTGTCAAGAATGTAGATCAAGGCTATTGCGCAGAAACACCACGCAATGACAACGACGTCAAGGAATTCGAGCATACGTTGTCCAGTTGGGCCATCCGTGGTTGGCTGCGATGTGCCAGGCGACAATCAGGTTGGTGCGCGGCAACATCAGCTCTGAGCAGTCGTTGACCAGGCCGAATGCCTGCAGGTAGCCCTGGGGCCAGTACCGGCTGGGTTGGCACCAAAAGCTGTTTATTTGCATCAAGCCGTAGGACTGACCATTATCCCCTATTGCGTCGGGTAGGCACATGGATTCGAGCTCCATGACCTGTAGCGCTATTGGCAGGTCGCTGGGCGTGAAGCCTGCCTCTACGGCTAGGGGTGCCCATTCGGCGCATCCTGGGCCTTCGTAGGGGGCAATGGTGCCATTCTGGGGGGTTGCCAGCGGTGCCTCGGTCGTGGGCGGTATGTAGACGGTCGATGACACCGCTGGCTCCCAAGGGTCTAGTGGCTGCTCTGGGGTCAGCGCAAGTCCGACGCCGCCGATGATCAGCGACGCGCATGCGCCGATGGTGACTAGAGGGTTCATGCGGCGCTCGGGTGTGTGGGTTCGCCCGGCAGGTGCTTTAGCTCTAATGGGTCGCTCCAGTCGGATTCGGGCGTGTTGCGCATGCGCAATTGGGCGCGCTTGATGCGGCCTGTGTCGTGCCTAAATACTACGAGATGGAATTCCTGCATCGTGTCCGAGCAGTAACCGGTCAGTATTTCGTAGGTGATTACCTGTGGTGTAGTCATGTTATGGGCCTCCAATCCCATGCATTTGACCTTAGCGAGCTTTTCGGGGCTTGTGGGGGATTCTCAGCCGTTCGACCTTTTTGACCATGCCCATAGGTATCAGCAGCACGTTGTCCACCTGCTCGTCGTCGGCACAGCTCTGGATCAATACCAGGTGCCTTGAGCGTTTGCGTTTGAGCCAGTATCCGACCGAATACACCACGCAAGGCTCATCCTTGATGTCATCCAAGTCGCGCCATTCGTTGTTGCCCAGCGTGTAGGCGTCGTGCCAAGTGACTCGCACCAAGGGGTAGGCGTCTAGTCGAGCCATACGACGTATTCTGCCGCCACGCGGCCCTTGGTCGGATCAATGAAATGTAGGCGTTGGCTGGGTTTACCTGTCGCAGCCACAAATTCGCGTGCGTATTCATTGTGCGACTCTGGCGAGCCAGTCACGAAGATTCGATTGCCGTTGCCCATGGTCAAGCTCATGGGCGTGTGCCAATGCCCCATGTAACAGTCGGTGAACTCCTCGATGACGCCACCAGCCCAAGCGTTGACCTTGCGCAGAATGCCGAACGCTGGTGTGTTGCCGCCAAAGCTTTTGATTTCGTCACCGTGCACGAGTAGCGCTTTGTAGTTGCCGATGCGCGCAATTTGATACCAATCGCCCGAGCTCTGCCATGACGCAATCAGCCCTTTGCATTTGTCGCGTGCAATCTCGTAGGCGATGCGATCAATGTTGTCGCCACCGGGCATCTCGCCCTTGCGGCCCAACCTGCCGTGGTTGCCGTACTCGCATACCACGTGCACCTTCTCAAAATGCTGTGCCAGCGTCGTAATTGACTGCGTGATGATTTGCGACACGGTGAACAACTGCTCGTACAGGTGTGCGTGCACCTCGTACACCTGCCCTGGGAAGATGCCCAAGCCCTCCACCATGTCGCCACCGAGCAGCACGTACACCTCCTTGACTGGATGGTGCTTGCGCTGAATGTCCGTGATGTGGATGGTCTTGTCGATGAACTGCCCAATGCGTTGGGCGCACGTGGTCGGGCCATAGCTGACCGTTTGTTTGCCGTACTGCCAATCAGTCAAATGCACCAAGGCGACCTCGGGCTTGCCTGTGCGTTTGTCTTTGGCTATCGGCTTGATTCGTACCGGCTCGACCGCCAGGGCCGCATCTTTCGCGGCTTGATACACCGCGCTAATCAGTTCATCCTTGGCGAACTTGGCTTTGACCAGCGCCTGCTGCGTGCGCGCCAACGCCTGACGCAACTGATCAGCAGATTGCAGTTGGTTGACTTCGTCACGAAGCATGGCGTTCGCGGTATCTGTGCACCGTGTTTTGCGTGACTGCTGCCGGTGCGCCATGTTTGTGGCACAACTGGGCGAGTGATCGAAGGCTGTAGCTGTAATCCATCAGCACCTCGTGCCATTCATCAGCATTTGGTTGGGCTTTGACCCACTCAATCAACGTCTGTAACTTTTCCTTTTTCGGTTCCAATTCGTCGCGTAACGCCATTGCGGTGATCCTCCAAGTGGTTGTCAATCTTGCGTTCCACCCTAGTAAGAATCCGGCGCACGTATGCGTGATCTTGCGTGTTTTCTTTGCGTGCTCGCTCAATAAGCCAGGCCGGTAGCCCGGCTGCGATGATGATGGCGATTGCGCTAATCAGCGCTACGTAAATCTCGGTTGGCATGCGAGTCGATCCATTCTTGAACTGCTGCCGGTATTGATTCTGCCATGAAGTATCTGATGTGCCATGGCTCGGATTGCATCTCCCAGGTGAAGCCGTATTTGTCGCAGTTGTCGCGCATCCATTGCAGGCGCAAGCCGTTGGCGTCGCTTACATCGACCGCGAGGCCGAGGTTGTGGAAGCTGCGACCGGGCACCGCCATCGGGGCCAGCCCAGGCTTCAGGTAGTAACGCTGCCCTTTGTAGGTGCGTATTGATTTGCTGTTTTCAATCGGTGCCGTGGTGTAACGCGCCAAGAATCCGCGCTCTTGTATCTCGAGGCTTCGATAGGTGTCTGCAACGCTGGTCGGCTTCAGTGGTCTGATTCCGTCGCGGTGCGCGGCTTTACGCATTGCTTCCCATGCCTGGGCTGCGAGCGGATGCAGCCTGCCGTATGGCCTGATTGGTGTCAGCAGGTAGTCGGGCAGTTTGCCCCATTCGATGTTGCGTAGGTCAGCAGGCATCCGTACCGGCTTGACTACGAGTTTCACTTGCGACCGTACCTATGGTCTTTCGTGTTTGCCCAGGCGTAGATCAGCGGCAGCACGGCTGCTAGCCCTGCTTTTAGCGCGCCTTCGACGTTGTAGTCGCTTGTGATAAGTACGGCGACGGATCCAGCGACGAATGACTTGAGCCAATCCTCGAGGATGTATTGCCATTTCACGAATGGTCAGGCTCCGGTGGTGGCGGTGGTACTTGTACGACGCCGTTGATAACGGCCCAGCCGATACCAGCAGGATTTTCTGGTGTGTATTCGATCAGGTGTTGCGGGTCGGTGTTTGTCCAGTCGGCAGGTACGACTTCGCAATTAACGACGACGCCGTTGGTGACGTTGGGTTCAACGATGGCGACAGTGCGTTCACTCATACGACGTATTCAATCCAGATGTAGCCGCTGCCGCCTGCCGCGCCGTTGGTGCCTGCGGTGCCACCTGCGCCGACCGTGATGGTGATGCTTGCAGCCGGTGTAACTGCCGCACCATGCACGATGTAGGCGCCGTCGCCACCTGAACCAACCGCAGTCACTCCGCCGCCGGTGGTGTAACTTGCGAACGCACCTACGCCACTGTTGGCTTGACCCGCACGCGAAACAGTACCGAGAGCCAAATCGCCGTTGTTCATAGGATTACCGCCTGTCGCGCTTGCGGTGCCACCTGCAAACGCAACACTTGACGTGCCGCCTGCGGTCGCATTTGCCAAGCCTGTGCCGCCGCCACCAGCCAGAATGTGCGCAATCGCATAGGTGACGCCTGCAGGCACAGTCCAAGTTCCGCTTGCGGTGAACTCGTCAACGTTTGTCACGCTACTAAGGTTAGCCCACGCGGTGCCGTTGTAGAACTGCACCTTGTCGGTCGCTTCGATGTAGCACAGTTGGCCTTGTGCCAACGTCTTTTCACCTGTGCCACCGAACGCGGCGTCGCGTGTGGTCGTCGTGGCAAACACTGGAATGCCAGTGTTGATTTGGTTGACCTGCGACGCGGTCAGCACCTGCGACGCGGTAAAGGTAGGAACTGTTGTCTGTGCGTTGGCACCCATGGTTACATCATCCTAATACGTTCGTGCCATCAAGCTGACCGTACACCGCATCATCCAGAATTAGCTGAAATACGACCGTCGTTGGGGCCGTGAAATACGTAAGTCGGTGCCCCGACTGGAAACTGATGGTGCCCTCAATGCCTTCGACCGACAGTTCCGAAGTCAGGCTTGATAAGCCGGTGATGTCTTTGGTGATCGTGATGGTGTCACCGATGTCCACCTGGGCTGCCAGGTTGCGCTCGGCGTCGGTCAGCATGGAGAAATTGGTGCTTACGGCTGTGTAGCGCGGTGATGGCTCAGGCTCAAGCAGATAGGCCGCTAGGGCATCAATTTCGCCTTGATCGTGCAGCAGGCTGCCTGTGATTGACTTTGACTGGATGAAGTAGGTGGCCTGGCTGGTCAAATCCTCATCGGTTGCCGTGTTGTTGTTAAGCCCTGCCACGTATGCCCGGTTGACCACGCCATCGGCATCAAATTCGATGTCCACGCGGTCGTAGGCGCTCGCGGTGCCATCATCAGCGAACGTGATGACCGATCCGCTGAGCGTGGCTCCTATGCGCTCCTGGAAGGTCAATACGCCATCACGCGACATGAACAGGCGACCTTGCTCTGCGTCGTTGATTGCGTTGAGGTATTGCAACGTGTTGGTGCCTGCATCGACGTTGTAGCTGGAGTCGTGACCCAGATTGACGGTGCCTGTGGCGACATTGGTTGTGCCGGTGTAATTCACCTCGGACAACGCAAGCACCGTGGTGATGCGTGCGCCGCTGGTTTCCGAGCTGGGGTTGAATGCTGCCATTTGTGTCTGGCTCAACAGGTAGAAATCGTCGGCGCATGACACTGAAACGGTGTTGTAGCCAGCCAGGGCGAACTCGTAGGTGTAGGACATGACATAGCCAATGAACAGGTATTCGCCTGCACGACTGAGGCGCACTTTACGCATCGGGGCCAGCCCTGGCTTGTCGTTGGTCGGATCGTAATAGGGGCTAGCGGTGTCGTATGGGCCGAGGATGCCTGTTTCGTCAATCATGTCGAATGACAATGTGCCTGCCGAGAATTGGTCGTCAATGTTGCGTCTGCCGCGTCGGTACGTCACCTCGCGCACATAGTCGGTGATGTCTGCGAACGTCACATTGGGGCCAAGTGTGTACGTGGTGTTGTTGAGCACGCCTTTGGTTGCGTCATCAAGCCTGAACGAGTTGTAATCAAAGCCGGTGTCAAGCTCGAGCAGGTATGAGCCTGCCTGCACTACGTTGGCAGCCATCAGGCGACCGCTATTTGTGCTGGGCCGCTGCGCCGGTTGTATTGCCTGATTGCGTTGACGATGATGTCGCCCAGGCGATCATCAGCGACGGTGGAATTGATGTTGATGGTGATGTTGCCCATCTGACCCATCTTTGACAACGGCACTACGGCCTCGGGGCCTGCCTCACCGATCATCGCCAAGGTCGGCCCGGTCACGATGCCGCCTTCAGCCAGCATCGGTATTTGCGGCACGCTGAAGCCTTTGCCGCCGAGCCCAGGCACCCAATCGGGCACCTTAAATGACAGCTTGCCTACGGTGCTGTTCCACAGCTTTGCGATGCCGTTGAAAATGCTCTTGTAGAACCCGAGCACGGTGTTGAGGTAGCCCTTGATGAATTCGACCGAGCCCTCGATGGCGGTCTTGATGAAGCTGAACATTGCGTCAATGGCGTTGCGGAACGTCTCGGATTTCTTGTAGGCGATCACCAATGCAGCGACCAGGGCTGCAATGGCGACTACGACTACGCCGATCGGGTTAGCTGCCATGACGAAATTGAGTGCGGCCTGGGCGACTTTTACGACTACCAACGTGGCCTGGTACAGCTTCATTGCCGCGTTGATGGCGAGAATTGCACCGGCGAGGCCGCCGACCACGCCCATGAGAATGAGCACCACTTTCGTGTTTTCTTGCATCCACGTCGCCACAGGTATGAGCTTCTCAACTAGCGCGGTCAGCACAGGCAGGAATGCGGCACCAATTGATTCCTGTGCCTCACCGAATTGAATCTGCAGGTTTTTCATCTTGCCTGCCTGCGTTTCGGCAGCCTGACTCGCAGCGCCAGTATGTATTTCGAGCGCCTGCATCACCTCATCAAATTCGGCGCCACCTTTGATCATCTGCCTGACGTATGGGTCAAGGTTGCCAAGCGCCTTCATGTTGCCGTTGGCAGCCTTAGCCATTGCGTCGGTGACTGTCGCCAGGTCGGTGCCTGTCGAGACTGCAATGTCCTGAGCTTTGACAAGCAGCTCTTGGGCGTAGTTGGCTTCACCCACCGCATTGACCAGCGTCGCCATCGCTGGCCTCAACTCATCATCGGTGGTCGCGGTCAGCCTGGATTGCGCCGAAATAAATTCTTCCGTCTTGGCAATCTGCTCATCGGTCGCCATACCAGCGCGACGCATCACGCCTGCAAGGTGATCCTGTGCAGCTGCATCCTCCATCGCGGCCTTGGCAGACACCCCGATAATGCCAGCCAGGGCACCAATCGCAGCGGTCGCCGGTACCGCGGCCTTGGTCAGTGCGAACTTCGCTTTAGCGCCAGCGCCCTCAAGCGACTTGAACTCGGCGATAGCCGACTTGATGCCCTTGCTATCAAACTCTGAGACGATGGGTATTGATACAGCCATTAGGACATCCTACGATTCTTTGCCCGGTGCGGTCACGAGATTGCGGTTGACTTCGCTCATAACGCGCTCGCACAGTCGCAGCATCTCGTCATCGACCTGCGATTTGTTTTTCTCGTAGCTGGGCCACATGACACGCGATGCGCTGCCCCAACGATTAGCCAGGGCACGACCGAGAGCGTTGCTTGATTTGCGGCCTGCGATGTCATACGTCTGGTTGGCGATACCCGACCACACCAGGCGGAACGTGCCGACATTGACGGTGTTGCCTCTGAACTCTTTGACGCGCCGCGTACTGATCTTGGCGACCAGCAACTTCTGTGCGACGCTCTGCTTCCATCCGCCCTCGCCAATTATCTCGTGACCAGATTTGGTTTTCCATTTACGATTCAAACCCGACAGCGGTGCATCGCTCGGTATGACCGATTTGGCGTCATCAATCACAGACTTGACAATTTGCTTGTAATCCTTGGTGATTTCACGACGCAACGACTTGTCAATCTTGTTGAGCTCCTTGAGGGCATTCTTGATGCCGTACACCTCGAGTTGCGTGTCAACGGGCATGTCGGTTTGCTTTCTCTGAGAGGAACTGCACGGTGCGTAAATCCTCCAACTCGAACGGTACGTCTGGCGGCCAAAATCCGGTGGCGAGCAGCAAATCTGCTAGCTGGCGCCGGTAACTGCCGCTTCCGTAGGGTTTACCTGTATCGGCTGCACCTCGATCAGCTCATCCAACGCATCCTCAAACTCTGCCCAACTGCGATTCTCTTTGCCCAGCTTGGTCAACTTGTACCAAAACAGCCAACCGTAATCATCAAGGCGTTCGCGCGTCACAAGGTTCTTGCTGCTCGTGCCGTGCGCAGTCTCCCACGCACACACGGTGCCAAGATTCGTCGTGACAGTCTCTGTCACGATTTGCCCCGATGGCTGTGCATACGCCATCGTGATCTTTAGTTTCATGGCGTCGTGTCTTCGACGAGCGTGCCACCACTGAACGTGAGCTCAACTTCTTGCAGCTCGCCGACCGAGGCGTTAACCACGTCGCATGACTCAAGGTATGCGCCGGTGACCTGGTATTCAACGTTGCTTGCGCTGATTGCGCCGGTGCTGCGACGTGCTGCGACGTAGCAGCGCGTGCCCACGAGGGCAGCGAACGCATTGACAGCCGTGTCATTGGCGAGCAGGGTTGCGGTGACTTCCACGTTGGTCAATCCGCCGACCATCTGGCGGCCTGTGTCGCCCATTGATGACTGGTCAAGCGCCTCGCGGCTCTTTACGACGCTGACGCTGATCACCTGGTCGGTG